TAGAATTACTCCTTTAGACACTAGAGGCAGATTAGATCTATCAGAACAAAAAATAGGCTTAGTACGAAATAATATAGAAAGAGCCTTTTATTTAGATTTATTGGAGTTGCCTTCCAATACTGCACCGGACGGAGACATATTACGTTTCAGTGCAACAGAAATTGCAGCAAGGCAACGAGATCGGCTTCAGATTCTAGGGCCAATTGTCGCAAGGCAGGAATCAGAATTATTAGGGCCACTGGTGTTAAGAACCTTATCAATGTTGATTCGGAACCAGAAATTACCAACAGCACCTCCTGTACTCATTGATGCAGAAATCAAGGTTGCCTATTCTAATCCGGTATCGGTATCCCAAAGAAGTGGAGAGTTAGCAAGTATTAATCAGTTGATTCAATTCTTAGTACCGTTTGCTCAAATTGATCCTTCAATTATGCAAAGTTTTCAACCAAATCGGGTTGCCGAACTAGCAGCAGAAATTCTCAAGGTATCCCCAACTGTATTTAAAACCAATGAAGAAAGGCAAGCAGAAGCAACCCAACAACAACAACAAGAGCAAATGATGCAGGAGATGCAACAAGCACAAGCCGTAGCACAACAGCAGAATCTAATCAGCGAATCTAGAAAGAATGAAGCACAAGCCTTATTAAATGAATCCAAAGCCCAGATGCCTTCATGATTAAAAAATATGAGACACCAGAAGACAGAGAAGCAGAAGAAGAGATACGGCAGTTATTAGAACAGAAACTTAGTTCTTACGGAGTATCTGTCAGTATTTATCCTACAATAGATTTTTATCCTGCTGATTGGATTATTGAATTACCCAATCGACAAAAGGTACTAGCCGAGTTTAAAAGGGCTACTTATCCTGCAGTAAAGTTTAATCGGGAAGGGTTGACAATGCCGTTAAAAAAGTATCAGGAGATACGAATGATTTGTCATGCCACAGGAATCCCGTTTGCTGCATTCTTTTTAACAACAGATTATTTGTTTTCTTTTATCACTTGTCATTTTGAAGTCCCTAACACAGGAGTCATTAAATATAAAAACTCAGACCGATACAATGTTTTAGTCAATTTTCCTTTTTCATTACTTACAAGGTGGTGATGTGAATGAGATAGAAAGACATGATTTATACAAAACGGTGTTTGATTCTCCAAACGGACAATTGATTGTCAAAGATTTATCTGATCGACATCGGGTGTTTCAAACAACGTTTGTAGCCAATGATCCTTATGCAACAGCCTTTAATGAAGGCAGAAGAGCAGTGATCTTAGATTTGATTCGTTTTATTAATCACGATTTAGAATTTATCAAAGAAGTAATGAAGGAACGTCATGCAAGAGAACGTAGAAGCTATACAGAATGAAGAAGCAGTTGAAACAGCAGAAGCACCTAGTTTTGATCCCCAGAATTTATCAGAAGATTTACGGGATGAGCCTTCTTTAAGAAATTTTAATGATGTAAACAAGTTAGCAAAATCCTATGTACATCTAGTAAAAAAGCTAGGGGTTCCTGCAGAAAACATCATTAAGATTCCCAATGAAGGAGAAAGTTGGGATGAAGTCTATAACCAATTAGGAAGACCCAATGATCCTGCAGAATACGGAATCCCCAACAATTCTGAATTATCCAATGAATTACACAAACTGGGGATTACGAAAACACAGGCAGAAGGCATCTACAACTATGTCAAGAACAAAGGAGAAACAGCAGATGCAATTTCAAAAGAACAATTTAAAGAACAGCAAACAGAGGCAATTAATAAACTAAGAGGAGAGTGGGGAGAAAACTTTGAAAATTATGCAACGAAAGCACGGCAAGCATTTCTTCAATTAGCAGATGCAGATACAGTTAATTTAATAGACCGAACCGGATTAGGGAACCAACCAGAAATTGTAAAAATATTTCATAAGGTTTCTCAAATCTTAGAAGAAGACGGTTTACTAAACACAGACATTGGAGGAGTAGGGGCAGGAGGAAAAGCTCAAATGCAAAGTCGCTTATCAGAGATTATGAAATCAGATTCACCGTATTGGAACCGTACACATCCTGATCATGACAATTATGTAGAAGAGGCATTGAAATTAAGAGAAATGATGTTATAGTTTTTTTACTTAGTATCGTTACTAAGCCTCATGCAGGAAAAGGTTAGGATAATCTATTCGACCCACACCTGTACCACGGAAACCTACCCAATAGGACAACTCCGATTCAATAGCATGAGAATTACAAAATTCTTATTGTATTTGGAGTTGTTATGTCTTTTGAGATTACCAAACATTTTGTAGAGCAGTATTCTGCAAACGTTCAGCATCTTGTTCAACAGCAAGGTTCCCGTTTACGGGGTGCAGTGCGAGTGGAAGTACAACGTGGGAAAACAGCATTTTATGATCAAATTGGTCAACAAACTGCTGCAATTAGAACCACACGGGGTGCAGATACTATTTTAAATGATACCCCACATGCCAGACGTTCTGTAACCTTACAGGATTATGAAGTAGCAGATCTAATTGATGATCAAGATAAGCTAAGAATGATTCATGATCCAACATCGACTTATGCTCAATCACAAGCCTTTGCAATGATGAGAGCAATGGACGATGTTATTATTAGTGCAGCTACAGGAACAGCCTATACTGGGGTTTCTGGATCTACCGCAACAGCATTGCCAAACAGTTCTAAGATAGCAAAAAACTATGTAGAATCTGGTTCTGCTGCCAATAGTGGTTTAACAATTGGTAAACTACGCAGAGCCAAGTATCTATTAGATTCTCAGGATGTTGATCCTTCAATTCCTAGATTTATTGTAGTACATCCACAACAAATACAGGATTTGCTACAGAATACAGAAATCACATCAAGTGATTTTAATGTCATTCGGGCTTTAGTAGCAGGGGATGTTGGAGCTTTTATGGGCTTTAATTTCATAACCAGCAACCGATTAGCTAAAGACGGTAATGACCGTACCTGTTTTGCATTTGCAATGGACGGTATCTTATTATCAATGGCAAAAGACGTTACGGTTAGAATTGATCCAAGACCGGATAAATCTTATGCTACACAGGTTTATGCTTGTATGTCTTTGGGTGCTACTAGAATGGAAGAAGAAAAGGTTGTTGAAATCCTATGTGTAGAATCTTAATAGAAAGGAACTAACTTATGGCTAATTTTAATTCACAGAAAATTACAGACATTACTGCAGTACCGTCTGTAATGGTTAAAGCTGCAGAAGCACACGGTAGAATGCGTGTGTGGTATGACAGTTATACTACAGAAGCTGGGGTTGCTCAAAATGACACGGTAACATTTGCCAGAATGCCAAAAGGAGCAACAATTTATAATGTAACCGTAACGGCAGATGCTTTGGGAAGTAGTGTTACGGTGGCAGTAGGAGATAGTGGAAGTGCTGGCAGATTTATTTCTGCAACAGCAATGAACACAGATAATAAAGTAATTTCATCAAATGTGACTGCAGGTATTGGGTATGCCTACACTGCTCAAACAGACATGATCATTACTTTGGGTGGCGGAACTCCAACTGCTGCTAAAAACATTAGAGTCTATGTCACTTATAGTTTAGGTGATTAATGACTAGTGTTGTCCAGATATGCAATATTGCTTTATCCAATATTGGGGAACAAAGAATATCTGCATTAACAGACAATACAGAACGGGCAAGACTCTGTAATCTTCGTTTTGAGGATTGCAGAGATGCTGTGTTAAGAAGTTACCCTTGGAAGTGTGCAGTAGCGAGAGTGGCATTAGCCTCAACCACTACTGCACCAGCTTGGGGGTTTACTTATCAGTATGTATTACCGTCTGATTGTCTAAGAGTTTTGGATATTGAAGATTATGACCAGCCTTATGAAATAGAAGGCAAATTTATTGTCACCGATGCAACCTCGGTCAAATTAAAATACATCCAACGTATAGAAGACCCGAATCAATTTGATTCCTTACTAATACATGCAGTTGCCTTAAAACTAGCATCAGAACTAGCAGAATCAGTAAGTGGCAGAGCCGATTTACGGGACAGGATGCTATCAAAGTATTTGCAGGTCATTTCTGAAGCAAGAGGAGTCGATGCAACAGAAAGATCAATGCCAGAGGAACTAACTGCAGATTTATTCATCAACAGCAGATTAATAGGTTCTACGGTCAGAAGAGCAAAATTCTCATCAGAGATATAAATGAGAGTTCAAGCAGTACAATCTTCCTTTGCAGACGGGCAAATCAGCCCAAGAATGCAAGGCATGATCGAATTAGAATCTTACAAATCCTCAGTAGCTCAATTAGAAAATTTTGTTTCTTTGCCACAAGGTTCGATCACCAGAAGGCCAGGAACCTATTATGCGTCCTCTACAAAGAATAACGGGCAAGCGAGATTAATTCCGTTTTCAAGAGGACAAGGGGTATCTGCTGTATTAGAAATAGGAGCAACGTCTTCAGTCAATAATGCCTACATTCGTATCTTTTCTAATGACGGGCCTGTTTTTCAAACAGGAACCACCACACCTGTAGAAATCACAAACATCACATTATCCAGTGGAACCACACCAATTCCTTGGGTTTTGTCAGATTTAATCGACATCAATTTTACGCAATCGGCAGATGTCTTATTTATTTGTCATCCGCTTTATTCTCCTCTTCGATTAAGCCGCAACAGTGCAGTAGATTGGGTAGTTGAATACCTACCTATTGAAAACGGGCCTTTTCAATCAGTAAACACAACAGACACCAAACTAGCAGTAACCGGAGCAACGTTATCCTATGAAGAAGTAGGCAGCATATCTCCTAGTGCTGCAGATCAAACAACCGATACATTTACCTTTAATAATCATCCTTTTGTCAACGGACAAAAAGTAAGGGTATCGGTCAAAGATAGTGGAACTTACGGATCACTAAGCATTACTAGTGGAAGTAGTGTCATTCGATATATCACCACAGCAACCCAAAATACATTTAAACTAGCAACCTCCAGAACAGCAGGAGCAATTGATTTAACGGATGATCCCACAAAAGATTTATTATTTGAAAAGCCTTTTATTCCAAAGGGACAGACGGTCACAATTACAGCATCCGCACAAGAAGGAATAAATAAAGGGGACGGTT